GGCCCCGGGCACCAACGCCGAGATCACGCAGAAGCCGAAGGCCAGCAACGTCAAAGCCGGCGTTCGCAAGGTCGGGACGGGGGCACTCTAATGGCGTGGACGGACAGCCTACGGGCCGCGTCGTTCCGCGGCGTGCCCTTCGAAGTCGAGACCGAGGGACTGTCGGGCGGTCGTCGCGTCGGGGTTCACGAGACCCCGGGCGGTGACCTGGCGGTGACCGAAGACCTTGGTCGACGGACGCGCGCCATCAGCGTCGAGGCCTATGTGATCGGGGACGATGCGGCGGGCCAGTCGGTTGCGCTGCTCGAAGCGCTTGAGGCCGAGGGGCCGGGGACGCTGGTGCACCCGGTATACGGCGAGATCCGGGTCAATCTGACGGAGTACCGGCAGGTCGACTCTTGGGACAACGGGAACGTGATCCTGTTCTCGCTGTCGTTCGTCGAGGCGGGCGAGCTGAGTTTCATCACGCTCGACACGGGCTCGGCGCTCGACGACGCGATTGACGCGATGGACGCGGCCACGCTGGCCGAGGTGACCGAGCAGCTCGACTCAGACGGGTATGGTCTGGGCGTGCTCGACGCGGCCATCGCCGCTATCGACGACGTGCTCGGGGAGATCGAGACCATCGCCGCGACGCCCATGGCGGTCGTCGAAGACGTCTCCGATGTCGTGTCCGAGGCGCAGGACCTCCGGGCTCGGACCGAAGCCCTGGCCGGCGCACCCGAGGAGTTCGCGGCGGCGGTCCAGTCGCTCATGATTCGGGTCGGGAACCTGCTAGGCCTGCGGCGCTTGGCGTCGGGGGCGGGCGATGCGTACGTTTCGCCGACGCCCGCCACGACGGACAGCGAGCGGATCGCGACGGTCGACTATGCAGCCCGGCGGGCGCAATGCCGGTACGCGCTCACGGCCGCGTGCGCCTACATCCGGGACGCCGATCTGTCGGTGTACGACGACGCCATTGCCGACCGCGATGCGATCGCCACCCTCATCGCCGCCGAGGAGGAGGAGGCCGACGCAGAGACGGCTGACACGCTCCGGGCGCTCCGGACGGCGCTAATCCAAGACGTGACGCGGCGGGTGGCGGGCCTGCCTCGGGTGACCGAGTACACGCCCCGCGGCGTGGTGCCGGTGACGCTCATCGCCTGGGAGCTCTACGGCGACGCCGAGCGGACGACCGAGGTCGTCGATCGCAACGACATCATTCATCCTCTGTTCGCGCCGGTTCGGACGCTTTCGGTGCTGACCCGATGACCGAGCTGGCGAAACACGACGTCCAGCTCGAGGTCGGGGGTCGGTCCTACTCGGGCTGGTCGTCGGTCGAGATCACGCGCTCGCTCGAGCGGGTGGGCTGGCCGTTCTCGCTCGAGCTCTACCAGGGCGCGAGCGCGAGCGACCCGGTGGTCATCCGGCCGCAGTCGTCGTGCGTCGTGCGCATCGACCGGCAGGCCGTGATCACGGGCTACGTCGACGACGTGGCGATCAACGTGCGGGGCGACGGGATTGAGATGCCGGTGTCTGGGCGCAGCAAGACGAGCGACCTGGTCGACTGCCATCCGGACCCCGACGGCAAGCGCCGCTGGTCGTCGGTCAAGGTCGAGTCCCTCGCGGCCGAGCTCGCCGCCGAGTATGGGGTTGACGTCGTCACCGACGTGGCGACCGGCGCCCCGCTCGAGCGGTTCGCGCTGCAGCTCGGGGAGACGGTCTACGATGCGATCGAGCGGGCCTGCGGACTGCGCCAGCTCATGGTCTGCGACGATGAACGCGGGCGGTTGCTCATCACGCGGGCGGGGACCGAGCGGATCCCGGGCGCGCTCGTCTACGGATCGAACCTCATCTCGGTCTCGTGCCGGTTCTCGGGCGCGGACCGATTCAGCGAGTACGTGTGTCGCGGCCAGCGTGCCGGGACGGCGACCATCGACGCGGACGCGGCCCAGCTCGTCAACGGGACGGCCACCGACAACGTGAGCCGGCATCGACGCCTGGTGCTGCAGCCCGACGGGCGCACCGACGCTGCGGCGTGCAAGGCGCGGGCAGAGTGGGAGATGCTCACCCGGTGGGGCCGGTCGACGTCAATCACCGCCGTGGTGCCGGGCTGGCTCACGAGCGAGGGCGAGGTCTGGGCGATCAACCAAGTCGTCCGCGTCCGAGTGCCTCCCGCGCTCATCGACGACGACTTCCTCATCGTCGAGGCGCGGCTATCCCGCGATCTGACGGGCACGCGTACCGAGCTGACGCTGCAGCCGCCCGAGGCGTTCGCGCAGTACGCTCCGCCGGGCCGCGGCCGACGCCGAGGGGCTCGGGCCGAGAAGGGGCTTTGGCTCGACGCGGCCGGCGTCGCAGTCGCCCAGCAACGCGCGGAGGCGAACCGATGAGCGCCGCGGCCCGACTGCTCGGCATGATTCGGCGCGGCGTGCTCACGTCGAGCCGACTGGTGGACGGTGCGTTGCGCCTGGTCCAGGCGAGAGTCGGCGGGACGACGGTCGATGACGTGGAGCTCATGGAGCCCTACGGCCTGGCGGCGGTGGCGCCGGCCGGCGCCGATGTCGTCATCGTCCACGCGGGCGCCGACGAGTCGCACCCTCTGGCGCTGGCGACGTCGCATCGGTCGCACCGGCCGAACACACTGACGGCGGGCCAGGTCGCGCTCTACGACTCGACGGGCAAGGTCGTGACCCTCTCGACCTCGGGGATCCAGCTCGGCACGGGCGCGAGCAAGGGCGTCGCGCGCGATACCGACACGGTGAGCGTGACCATTCCCGCCAACACGGTCGCCGTCGGATTCTCGGGCGGGGCGGCCGTCATGAACGCGTTACCGATCACACTGACGGGCACGATCACGAGCGGCTCGGCGACGGTCAAGGCGGTGGACTAGTGGGCACGACCTACACGGTGGGGCCGTCTGGCCGGGACTACACGACGATTCAAGCGGCGATCCAAGCGTGCCGAACCACGGCGACGAGCCGTGCGGACATGGATCGGATCGTCGTCGACGGCGGGACGTACACCGAGGCGCTCGACACACAGAAAGTGACCGACGGCTATTGGGGCGTCGTGTGCGTCATCGAGGCAGCCGACCCGGACAATAAGCCCATCATCGCGTCGACCGGCGCAACGACCGCGATCAACTGCGGCTCCTATCGAGCGTTCTCAAGCGCGGCCGGTGAGCTCACGCTCCGAAACCTCAAGTTTTCGGGCTGGACCAACGCCTCTCTCGGCGTGATCCGGCAGCTCAACGACGGAATCGTGATCGACGGGTGTGAGTTCGAAGGCAACACGGGCCGTGCGTGCATCGTCAACCTGGGCAGCTTCGCCAACCGCTGGTCGAAGTTCATCAACTGCAAGGTGCGCACGTCGGGGTCGACGGGCAGCGGCTCCAAGGGAATCGTGCTCACGTACGGCAGTCTGACCGAGGTCTACAACAACGACGTCGTGTGTCCGACGAACGTGCAGTTCCACTCGGGCGATGCACTGCTCGTGGCGCACAACTCCGTTTCGGGCACCTGGAACACGGGCGGCAACTGCAAGGTCATCGCGGGCAACATCACGACTGCTCGCGGCAACCTGATCAAGAACCTCGGCACGGGCGGCTCGCACGCCGTGGACGCCGGCTCGGGAACCTACTCTGAGAACATCGCTCACGGCACGTTCACAACGCGGTTCGCCGGCACCGACGGCGGCTCGAATCAGAACGCCGATCCGTTGTTCGTCGACGCCGCAGGCGGTGACCTGACGCTGGAGCTCACGAGCCCCGCGATCCGGTCGCTCAGTCGAAACGCGACGGTGCTCCTCGACTACGAAGGCGACTCCCGCAGCGACCCGACCGACGCGGGCGCCTACGAGATGGTGCTCGACGTGGTGCCGCCGACGGTCACACGCGCGAGGATGACCAGCAAGACCACCATCGAGATCACGTTCTCCGAAGACGTCGACGAGACGAGCGCCGAGACGACGGGCAACTACACGCTGGCCCCGGGGGTGTCGTTCACCGCGACGCTCACGGAC